TCATGGGTCATACGAGTAGGGTCAATATAATAATCATGATCTAAAAGGTAATGTTCATCACCTTCTTGGAATCCAACTCCTACCTCATCATTGGTTGTAACATTAAATACTTCACTCTCAGTACCTGATTGACACTCATAATGCTGTATCCCCTCAAGTTTCCTAATAATTTCATCAAGAACATCATCATCGGGATAATGATACATACCATCGCCATTATATCCAAACAATGACTCCACACTGTTTGAACGCCCATGACTGGGTTGGTCAGGTGTTGTAAGTTCCGGAACATAGACCAAATTGTTCTGGCTCTTCTTTTCTTTAAATAATTTAATAAAACATTTGCAAAGTCACATATAAAATCACTGAATGACTTAGTCCAGTGAAGTTGATTTAGCTCGGCAGGCAAAACCGCATCTTAAATAAGATGTATACACCTACATCACAAAGCCTAAATAATATTTGCTAAGTATTACCTGGTATCCATATATGATGCCCTCTATTTAACGATACTCACGAACCCCATCGAGGAAACGGGGATGCTGCTTATGTGGCAACAAGCACAAGGAAGTTTAATGACATACCTAGGTCCAAGCATTATTAAGAGCAATGCTGTTTCTTCCAATTCTCAACACGCTCCTCATAAGGTATCATCAACTCAGCACATAAGTGTGATATATTAGCTCTTTCCGCTATTTCAACCATTTGCCTCCGTCGATGTTCGTACAGAGAGGGTCCATGATTAAACCATTCACGCAGTGCACCATCTATATTAATAGCACATGCATATTCTTCAGTATGCTCACAACCTTTAGGTCGCAAGTAACAATGTAATGATTTAAAGATAGACTTATCCTTCAAGGCACCAAGATAAACACCAAGACTAGGATGATAGACGCTAGACCTTTTGAGAAATTCAAATTCTTCAATAGGTAAAAATTTAGTCAAATCACTCGTCTTGTTGGGCATAGTATAAATTTGTCCGTGACGTTCCAAAAATGACGATATAGAAACAATATTAAAATTTGTAGTTTGTTGACTAACACTTCCAATATTATCATCTCCATAAGTCATTAATGATACATGACTACGAAAATCGCGATTCGGATATAGTTCTAGAAAACACATACGCAAATTTAGAGCTCCTACAATACCATTAATAATGACAGTTAAGGAATTACCGCTTATGTGACCACCTTCAGTTAAACCTATAAGGTCACCATTGTAAGCTATATAAGCATACACAATATCAGCACATAAAGCTTCCATTACACATATATCTGTTTTACTATAATCACACAATTTAGCAAAATCTATCAATATACGTAAAGCAGCTAATATAGTCTGAGATGGCATACGCTGATCATAGTTCTTATAATCACCACCAATAAGTCTTTCCTCACCAAACTTTATTGCAAACTTGTAAAATTCATCCCATTCAGGTCCATGACAATTAATGCCAACAGCACATTCGCTTTTTAATGGATTCATCTGTAATACCCTAACTAATGGTAAATAATATTTACGAATTAGATAAGTTAAAGCAATACTATTTCCATAAAATATACGACATTTCTCGCCAGACAAAATTTCATCCTTTTTACAAGCTTTAGCAATTGTATAAGCTCTTAAG